GCCGGCGGTCCCTCGGTCGTCACTTCATCGACCTCGAACCAACCGCAGGGCAGCAGCGTGGCGCCGGCGTAGCCCAACTCCAATTGCACACGGTCGCCCTTGCGCGGCATCCAGTCGCCTATCCAGTGCCCATCCGTGTCTTCCAGCCTGATTTCGATTTCATCAGCTTCGCCGGCCAGCTTGTCGGTATAGGTCAGCGACGACCACATGGTTTCGAGATGCACCGTGATATCCCGGCCCTCATAGATCAGCTTGAAGGCGGGCCGCTGCACCGGCAAATGGGTCAACGCTTCCATGGTGGCAGGTCCTGTGCGTTGTTTGCCGGGCCAGTCGGATCAATGATGGGGATCCGTATCGACAGCCCCCCTGACAGCCTGGGCAGCAGGCGCAGCTGGGGGTTGGCTTCAATGATGGGCTGCATCAGCATGGCGTCACCGTAGTAGTGCCATGCCAGCTGATCCCAGCGCTCACCCGCCTGAGAGATGTGTTCCAGGTATTCCGTCATGATCGAACAATCTTGGTGAACTCGACCCCATCACGGTTGCGGACGGTTTCAGTGTGGGTAGGCTTCTTCTTGGCCGCCTGCCCGCCCTTGCCTTTCTTCAGGCCAGGCGCAGCAGCCTTCTTGCGCTGGGTCTGCGCCACCAGCGGATCCGCCTCGACATACTCCAGCAACTCGACCGTAGCCGAGATTTGCTCGGGATTGCCTATGCCGTCGGTTTGCTCACTGGTCACCGTGATGGATTCAATGACGAACCTGCCCACAAACACGCCGTTGCCATACACCAGCGGCATGGCTTCATGTGCCCGGCGGGCATCCTGCAGGCGGCGCAGCTCGGCCGCCGGATCGCAGAGCGCGATATTGAAGGCGACCTCTATGGTCAGCTCATCCAGTTCGTCTCCCATTACCTGCAGGCGGGGCTGGGTACCGACCAGCTCATGCTTGGCGTATTTGGTCGCCGACTTGCCCTTGAGCCCGGAAAAGTACGTGATCAGTTCGAATTGCAAGGAGCCCAGCAGGGCATACATTAGCCACCCCCATAGGCGACGCGCTGCTTGTTCGCCAGCGCCTTGTTGATGATGACTTCCACATCCCGGCCACAGTCAGCCAGCATCCGGCGGAAGCGCTCGATATTTGCCGGCGTCGGATCACCGTGAATCGTTACCTGCGGCGACAAGGTCACGGTGATAGGCGGCAAGGCGGGCGCCTGCTTGCCTGCCGTGGCAGCGGACTGGGCCAGCGGCACGATAGCTGCCGGCGACACTGGGGTAAGCGCTGCCTTGCTGCTGGGTGCCGTCGGTACCGCCAGTTGCGCGCCCTTGCCACCAGGCAGGCTAGCGAGCGGTGCCCGCCCAGCCTGGGCACGCAGTGCGTTCACTTCCGCCAGGCTCACTGCGGATCCGGCCTGCTGCTCTTCCGCCCGATTGATCGCCGAGTACAGCATGCTGCCCAGCCAACCATCGCCCTGGTGTTTCCCATCGGTCGCCCAACCCGACACCGCCCCTGCGCCCTTGTTGATCAGGGTACCCGCCCCGTAGCCGGCCACACCTGCACCGGCCACCATGGCGCCCGAGGATGCGACGCCAGCAGCACCCAGGCCGCCTATCGAGGTGAGCGTGGGTGCCATCAAGGCCACCCGCCCCGAGGCGAGTACGCTACCGCCCATGCCCAGGGCGCGACCACCCAGCGACTTGGCTTTTTGCGCCAGGCGCGACAGGCGTCCGCCCTTCTTGCCCTTGCCGCCATCGGCATCGATGTCCGGCATACCCATGCCGCCGCCGGGCATGTTGACCACGAATACCTTTTGCACGCCGCCCAGCAGGTCCAGGGCGGCGCCTGCAGCACCGGCAGGCCCCTTCCCCTTGCGCAGGCCTGCCAGACTGCCCAGGCCGCTTAGCGCGCCGGTCGCCATGCCACCCAGCTTGGTCAGGGTACCGAGCGTCAGGGCCAGGCCGCCCCCGACGACCATTAGCGCACCGAGGCCACCCACGGCGATGCCGGCCACCTTGGCGAGCTTGGGATGCTGGTCGATGAACTCCCCCAGCCTGCCCGAGGCCTCGCCCAGCCATTCAGTCAGCGCCTTCAGTTCCGGCGATATCGCTTCACCGAACCCGGCCAGCGCCGTGGTGAAGGTGCCGGTAGCTGCATCCCACAGGCTCTTGAGCGTGCCCAGCTGCGCATTGACCCGCTGTTGCAAGGTCGCCTGCCGGGCCATCTTGTCTACCACCTCGTTATACCCATCGGCGCCCTTCTCGATCAGCTTGCCGACCACCTGCGCCACTTCAGCGTCATCGCCAAACAGGGTGCTGATGGTGTCCAGCCGCGTCTGGGTATCGAGGCCGCGCAGCTGCTCCATCTGCGCGAGCATCTGTGCCAGCCCGCCGAACTCGCCCTTGCCGTCCGAGAAATCCAGCTTGATGCCCTTGGCGGCCAGACTGCTGTTGACCTTGGCCAACTTGTCAGCATCCATGCCGGCACTGACCATCTTGCGGATGGCGTTGCCTGCGGCCTCGCCCTTCATGCCTGCCTGATCCATCATCACGACAAAGGGCGCCATATTGCGGGCACCCTGCAGGCCTTTGGCTTGCATCAGGTCCAGCACAGGCGACAGCTTGGTATAGGCCTGCAGCATGTCGGCTGACTGCACACCCAGCTTGCTGGAGCGCTGGATGGTATCCATCAGCCCCATCATGTCTTTCTCAGCCGTGCCGGTCGCGTCCTGCAGCTTGGCAGCGAAGTTGGCCGCTTCGTCATAGGGCATCTTCATGACCACGCCCAGGTTCGCCGCTGCCTCGCCTACCCCGCCCAGGATGGCTTCCGGGGTCATGCCCTGCTCGATCAGGGTCGTCATCATGCGCTGCAGGTCGGCGGTCGTGCCCGGTAGCTTGGTACCCAGCCGGGTCGCCAGCGCATCGATATTGGCAAAGCGCTTATCCACCTCCCCGCCGGCCTGCATCATGGCGATGCGCAGCTGCGTAGAAGCGTCTTCCGCCTCGGCAAACGCGCCGATGGGCTTGCTCATCAGCCCGGTGATCATGGCGCCTTCCGCCGCCAGGCTGGTGCCTATGCCGTTGATCTTGTCCGATAAGGCATCAACCCGCTTTTCCATGGCGCCGAAGCGCCCGATGGCATTGTTGGATGCGTTGCGGATCACGCTCGACATCTGGTCGAACGCCTTGAGTGTCACCCCCAGCTGCAACAGATTCATATACACCCCCTTTCAGAATGCTCAACGCCCCTTGTCAGGGGCGCGGTGCAGGTGGTTGTGATACTCAACGGCCAGATTGCAGTAATGCACCAGCTCATCTATCGGCATGCGGTCAGTGTCCGCAGGCGACCAACCGAAGGTAGCCCACAGGTGCGATAGCACCAGGTTGGTGGGGCCTTCGGTCAGACCTTTTTTGCGACGGCATCCAGCAGGGTGAGCACATCACCGCCCGGCATATCGTCCAGCTCCGGTGAAATAAAGGGCTGGCCATCGATGGTGGCCACCTGCGCCACCAGGGCGTACAGGTAGTCCTGTCCCATGGCCTGCTCACGGCGAGCGTGCTTCACGTGTACGCCCTTCACCTCGGCCACCTCGAAACGCTTGCCAGACGGCAGCAAGTCATCGCTGGCGGCGGTGGGCAGCTTGTTCGCGACGGCATCCAGCAGCGTGATGACATCGCCGCCCGGCATATCGTCCAGCTCGGCAAGGCCGACTGCGCGGCCTGCCACCGTGACCACCTGCGCCACCAGGGCGAACTGGAAGTCCTGGCCCTGGGCCTGTTCGCTACGGGCATGCCGCACATGCCGGCCCAGCACATCGGCAACCTCGAAGCGGCTACCGGACGGCAGCACATCATCACGAACCACGGGCTGCCCCGGATCCACTACGTTGGATTGGTCTTTGCCCATGGCTTAGATACCCAGGTTGGCGTTGAACTGCGGGCGGACAGGCTTGCCATCAACCTTGAAGATATTGGCCATCAGGTCGATTTCGATCACATCCTTGCCGTCCTCAATCTGCTTGAGCGACTGCACCGCCCACTCGGTCGGGTAGGACGCTGGGTCGCCGCTCTTGAGTTCGCCCAGGGCAAACTTCTTGCAGGTGGCGGTGATATGGGTCACCAGCGGGGTCTCCTTGGATACGCCGTTGATGCTGTCCCAGCCGCTGATGCTGGAGCGTATCTGGAACACGCAGGGCACGAAGGGGTTGAAGGCATTGCGGAACACATCGCCAAAGAACGATTTCCACTTGATATCGAGCTGAAGCTTTTCCAGCTTGGATGGCAGCTCCAGTTC